GTGCCAAAGCCAATCTCACTACTTTTTATTCTTGTTCTGTGTATTGCTGGGTATAATCTACTTAACAAGCTCCATCGTTTTCACTATTCTCTAAAAAGAAGTAGCGGTTATCACACCTTCCTGAGCTCTGCTACGGCAGGATTAACTTTATGTGGTTTAGCCACTATCATTTATGCTATATCAGATTTTGCACTAGAGTGTTTTAGTTGGCACTTCTCTCTAGGAGAAATAGTCCTTAACAATATATTAAAATACAACGCATCTCAAAACAGCATAATCTTATTTGACGTGTTAGCAATTACGATCACTCTAACCCTATTCATACCTGTTGTATTCTATAGATTTAGTTTGGAGAATAAGTTCAAATGTTTCTTAAAAGAGTTTGCGCAAGATGGGGAAAGTCCTGAGTTTACACAGTTATTTTTTCGCTCCTTTCAATTTGGCTTACCGATTCTATTCACTATGTCTGATCGAAAGGTTTATATAGGATATGTGACGGAAATTCGCTCTCAACCGTTTAATGATTTACATGTTATTCCTATTGTCAGCGGCCATCGTGATAGTTCCAATTTGAGGCTTGTACCTGTGACACCTTACCAGGACATAATTCATGATGTAGAAAATGACGCAACCGAAGAATTGGATTTTGAAGCGTTTACAGTTACATTGCCTATACGAGAAATTGTTTATGCTCACCTGCACGATTTTGAGAAATACGGCAAGTTTAAGAAGGCAGAGAAGAAGCTTGATTTCATTCAACAAGAAAGCTACGTATTTACAAATAAGCTGTAGAAAGGAAAAAATTTTTTCGACTAAAATAAGTCCCTATCCGGTCATAATAGTTCCCGCACGTACGGTTCTACCGTAACGATGCTCTAAGACTGCACTTGATGGGTGTAGCAAACCCTCGCCTCGGCGGGGGTTTTTGTTTTTCAGGCCACCGGAACTTAAACGTGCTGTGGACGGTGTACACGGAATTGTTTCCGCATAAATTGCATGAAAAAGGGGCGTAAGCCCCTATATTTTAACTGCTTGACCGAGATGGAGGCGGTGGTGGCGTTGGAACTGGCTTTACATCGACTCCTCGGGCAGGAGGGTTTACCCCTCCCTGAACTCCATCTCTTGTGGGTTTTGGTCTTGGTGGCGGTGGGTTTGGGGCTTTCCTTGACATATAAGTCTTCTCCATAGGTTATTGGGTTTCTCTAACTCTAGATTGTTTTTCCAAGAGTCATCCATATACTCTAGCCATCTTACATCATGAACACTTACCACTAGATGTTCCACATTAGCAATTGGGATTAGTTCTGTTCCACTTAGCCAACACGGCTCGTTTAGTAAAAAATGTCCAGAGTCTGGTGAAGATGGCCACTCACGCGGCCATCCATGAACTCTTCGTTCATCCTGCAAGTGCAATACAACATAGGAAGGCTCTGTAAAAGCACTGTACCACTCTGACGGATACGAGGACTCTTTAGTTATTCGCAGAAATCTAAGCGCAGCGTGAAAGTAATCATTGTTAGCAAAGAAAGAAAAAGCTAATCCAATAAGGACACTAATAAAAACAGACCAAGTCACATCGGCCGCCTGAAAAGGCTCTATTTCAAGCTTGTCGCAAATAACTGCGGATAACTCCTCCAGTAAAAAAATGGCGGACTGTATGAAGATAGTAAAGATAAGCGCTTGAACCACACGCTCAAACTGAGACGGTTTTCTATAAGAAGTTAGAGCATAAAAAATCCAAGCAGCAACAAAGCCGGGCAATAGATATTCCAGCAGCTCAATGATATTTGCCGATACAGTTTCCATACGCGCTTACTCAATCACAAAGCGGCCGCCGGTGTAGTCACCCGACCAGCCTTTCATGTCAGGAGCGTAATTTACGGTAACTTTAGGCACACCATTTACCATGACGTTTACACTGGCAACCTGAACACGATTTTTAAGCTGCAAATCTTTCGCTGCCTGCGCAGCCGTTGCAAGCAATTGCTCATCACTAAGATTGTCAGCGGTAGTGATGTTAGCGTTAAAGCGGCTTCGATTTCCGATACTCAAATCTTTTGCGTATCCCACTTTATATGGCTGGGCTTGATTAATTATGCCATCAATTTTTTGATCCGTTTCTGACTGCTCTTGTGCAACAGGTGTTGAATCTTTGGCTGGTTCGTCATCTGTAAACAGAGCCAAAGCAAAAGCGATCACAAAAATACCAATGATAGCTTGCAGGCACCCTTTACCTTTCGGTGTGCTTTGTTCACTTTTCTGATTTTCTTTGTCCATGATCCCTCCCTAAACCAACTGATTAATTTTAATACGCCATACTTTTATTTCCGCACCCATATGACTAGCTCAACTCGTAAGGGTTTAGCCCTAAGTATTTTTCAATCCATTCGTCTTCATCAAAGCGCTGACTACCTACTTTGATTTTTGTTTCGAACCTATAAAGCTTAAAGGTGCGTGGTTCATTTGATTTGTGGCAAATGCCTCGAACAAAGAACATTCCGTTACCATCGACACCAAACTCTTGAGGTGTAACCGTCCTGCGCTCTTTGGGGTGATTGCGGGATTTAGAATATGAGAACTCAATATCTTTGGTTTGCCCTCGCCATAATACCTTGCGATCATGTTCCCATTCTTCAGAGCTATTGTAGGACTTCCAGTTATCCTCAAAGTCATCAACGCTACTAGAAACACTGACATCAAATTTCACAGTTTCCGTTTCAATGACACGCTTTTCAACACCATAAGATTTAAGGATAAATTTTTGTGCTGATGGAGGTAGTTTTTTATCCATACAATAGTCCCGCCATTTGTCGTCATCGTTGATGATGGCAAGCATTTCTTCTTTGCGCTTTTGTGCTCGGCGGAACATTGAAACTACAAGGCAATAAAAGGCATAACAAACTGATACCAGCATGGTAAGAGAGAGAACGGCGGCTATCGGATTCTTATCATTAAGCGCAACCGCGGTGACGAGGAAAAGCCACAGAAATGAGACGAGCCTTGCTCGTTTGCTATAGCCTTTTTCCAAGGTAAACCACGCAAAGACTATCGGTAATAAAAGAACGCCTATTTTAAGCCTGTTGCTCATTTGCTTATGCATTATGATTCCTCCCTAAACCAACTGAAAACTATTATTTAGATAGTGATGCTTTCACCTTTCCTAGCACTTCCAATTCACTTTCATTCACTTCAAAGCTCAAGTCTGGATAAGTAACCGAAACCACTTTATTGGGTAAGCGTTGCAACTTGCTGATTGAGTGAACGCCATCAATGCAAATCAAATAAGTACCAGATGATACCGCGCGTTCTTTCGTGTCGATGAAATAATACGTCCCATCATCATCAATGATGTGTGTTGAGTCTGGTTCTAGACCAAAAGCACGTAGTGTCTTGTCATCTATGTGAACTTGGTGGTGATCATCAAGACGACCGTTCGTTAAGCCATAAGTCACCATGAAATCAACGTTGCCCGAAGCCGTTGGGTAAGGTTCACCCTCGCCTAATACAAGCCACCGCATTGATGCACCAGTTGCTAGATGTACGCGAATAGCGATCTCAAAAGGAGTCACATTACGCTGTATCCACGTACTTTGAGTCCCCGCACCGATATTCAGCTTGTCAGGAAGGTCTTTCATGTACTTCAAACCAAGCACTTGAACAACCCGCTCAACAAACTGACGACCACCTGAATACTCAAAAGCCAATATTTTTTCTTGACGGTCTGTCATTTGATCACCTAAAGTATGTCGTGTGACTGATTAGCGACGTTAAAGAGCGTTACCAAACGTTATAGAACGTCAAACTAACAGATAAGGATACCATTATGTTGTCATTTCAAGTAGTGCTAAACACGCCTTATATGACGTATGAAGAATACTCGCGCCACTCTGGTGTGAGCATTCGCACACTCAAAGACTGGGCTGCGCAAGGCAAGCTCATCATGGCCCCTAAAGAAGCACGCCGCGAAACCCCACAAATCAACGTTGTTGCCATGACCGAACAGGCAGCGCGTCAAGCGCTAGGGCGGGTTCAATGATGCGTGTTTCTCTATTCCGCAGATCAAAACCCATGCCAGCAATCAAAGACTGGCGCTGGGAGTCGCAGACCTCAGACCAGCCACGCGAACCAAAGTGCCCTGTTTGGCTGCACATTATTGGCATTGCGTCAGTGCTGGCGCCTTACGTACTCATTTGAGTGTCAGCCATGGAAAGGAATGACTCAATGTGTGAATTTCGTCAGCTCAAACATCAGTCTTTTGACGATGCGTGTTGCGCATTTGCAAACCGCCATAACTTGCAGCAATTGGCGTCGCAAAGTGAGATCCGTGCGCAAGTGCTGCGCAACAAGCTCAACCCCGAGCAGCCGCATCAATTAACGGCGCGGGAGCTCGCCACGCTCACACACGTGACCGACGACGAGACGCTAGTCAGTGGACTGCTGTTTGACCTGAACATGGTGGCCGCCAAGGTACCCGAGCATGGCGATGATGCCACGCTCGCTACCCGTGCACTGCAAGCCAGCCAGCACGCGGGGGAGATTTCTGCCGCTGCCTTGCAACACGGCGGCAATCATTACCTACCGCGCACCGAGCGCGACCGCTTAAAAGAGACCGCCCACCGAGGCATCAGGAACCTGGTGATGATGGTGAGCGATTTAGAAAACCGCACATCCGGCATGACGCCGTTTTTGTCGATGGCCGTTGATGCCGTCGGCAATGGCATGCCCATCCCCGGCTTGAGTTAAGGAGACGACACCGATGAACACCCAATTTGCCTTACTTGCTCGATACGAAGCGACGACCATACCGCTAAAAGCCGTCTGCGAGGAGTTTTTTGGCGTGAAAAAGAACACCGCCGAACAGCAAGCCAAAGCCGGCACTTTCCCCGTGCCCACTTTCAAACTGCGCGATAGCGAGCGCAGCCCAACGCTGATTCACGTCAGCGATTTAGCCGAATACATCGACGCGCGTTACAAGCAGGCCAAAGAAGAGTGGACTGCCGTTAACACGCCAGCCGCCTAACGAGGAGGGAACCATGTCTCAAGCCGAAAACATCAGCAACCAGCACAAAGCACTCAGCCTTCGAGTGATCACCGGCCGCCCTCGCAACCTTGCCGAGTGTGACGCCATTGTTGATGCAGCCAAGGCGAACCCGAAACCCGCGGCGGAAAGCATCGCAGAAGCGCGCGCGTTGTTTGGGCGCAGCCACCGCGCCAGCCAACTAAGAATGGCGTTTAACTCGTTGGCCGCTGCCGAACGCGCCATGGTGTTAGCCGCAGGCGGTTTAGATCACCACTTGCACACCTGGAACTTTGAAGACTTCGACACCGCCGACCGCGACAAACTGCGCGTTGGCCTTGCTCGCCTCGAGCGCATCGTCAACCGCTTTGCAACAGTGCTTGGTCCCATCAAGCGCTTAGACAAAGCCGATTTTCGCTAGCCACTGCATCAGCGTTTGCCCCGCAAGGGGCTTTTTTTGTCACTCGTTTTAGGGAGAACGAAAGATGACACAGCAAACATTCACCACGCCGCACGGCAACGTCACCGTCAGCGCTCCAGAATACAGCGCCCGCACCATGAGCATTGCCCGTGAGCTAGATCTCGAAAGCCCCAACCCCGAGCGCTGGACAGTCTGCGCGCTTATCACGCCAGAAACCCAAGTCACGCAAGAAATGGCCGAGCAGTTCGCTGCTAATTCAATCAAGTATTTATAGGAGTCAAGGATGGGCATCTATCTACTCACGGGCGTTCAGCTCGATTTTTACGTGCAAAAGCAACTCGATTTTGAATGCGCTTGCTACGTGCTGAAAGGCACATTCACTCCCACTAAAAAGGATTAAGGCGATGATTAGAGATGATGAACTCATTGTTGACTCGTTTGCTGGCGGTGGCGGTGCGTCGGTAGGAATTGAGCTGGCCACAGGACGCCACGTTGATATCGCGATCAACCATGACCAAGACGCGATCGACATGCACACCATGAATCACCCAAAAACAACGCACTATTGTGAGAGTGTTTGGGAGGTCGATCCAATAAAAGCCTGTAATGGTAACCCCGTCGGGCTCGCGTGGTTCAGTCCTGATTGTAAGCACTTCTCCAAAGCCAAAGGGGGCACACCAGTCGAGCAGAAAATCCGAGGATTGGCATGGGTAGCCATTTTATGGGCGATGCGTGTTCCTGTACGCATATTGATGCTAGAGAACGTCAAAGAGTTTATGACATGGGGGCCACTCAGAAAGCGTGACGACGGCAAAGGTTTGGAGCCAGACCCAGCAAAGAAAGGGGCAACATTTAACGCATTTATCAGTGCATTAACTACAGGATTAAAGCCTAGCGAGTGCTACCACTCGTGGCGTGAGGCTGTTTGTGCGCTTGGCATCCAGTACGACATTCAAGCGAAACTAAAACTATATAGAGGGCTCGGTTATGACGTGAAATATCACTCCGCCCCAGCTTACGAACAGGGTGCACCTACTACCAGAGAACGTTTTTACCTGGTGGCAAGAAACGACGGCGAGCCCGTGTATTGGCCTACTCCTACTCACGGCATGCCAAGCTCTTTGGAAGTTCAAGCAGGAAAAATTAAACCATGGCGTACAGCGGCAGAGTGTATTGATTGGTCTATTCCTACTGTGTCTATTTTTAATCGGCCTCGCCCCTTAGCTGAGGCAACCATGCGACGTATAGCAAAAGGAATTCAGCGATTTGTTGTTGAGTCGGATAATCCTTTTATTGTTCCAGACCACTCTGCATTTATTACAGAACACGCAAACGCGAGTTCACAACGCAACATGCCTATCAATGAACCATTGAGGACTATTTGCGCCAAGGTAAAAGGGGGGCATTTTGCATTAGTGGCTTCACATTTGGTTAAGTTCCGCGGGACAAACTATGGCAGCAGCCTAGATGCTCCAATGCCTACTGTTTCGGCTGGCGGGAATCATATTGGTGAAGTGCGCGCGTTCCTCATCAAATACTACGGCACCAATGTAGGCCAACCGCTCAACGAACCCATCCAAACCATTACCACAAAAGACCGCTTTGGCATTGTCGTCACTGTTCACGGCGAGGACTACGTCATTGCGGATATCGGCATGCGCATGCTGCAACCGCACGAGCTCTTTAAGGGCATGGACTTTCCAGCCGGCTACCAGTTTACACAGAAATGCAATGGAAAAAGACGTTCAAAAGCGGAGCAAGTCGCCCGTTGCGGCAATGCTGTCTGCCCCTCTTATGCGCAAGCATTAGTAGAAGCAAACATCAATAAAGCTCAACGCAAGCGTGTTGCAGCCGCGTAGGGAGAGAGCATCATGCAATATTACGCAATTCAATTGAGCGGCGATGGCGGCGTGGTTCGTCACCCAGAAACAGAAGAACCAAAGGCTATTGAAGTTGGCGATTTGGATGATATGCAAGCCGCCATCGACCAAGCCTGCCAGCAGCTTGAGTGCCGCCACATTTTTAAAGGGGTGATTACTCGCGGAAATGGTCTAGGCGGTTATTTGGTAGCCGATGCACACGAACTGGCGGAAATGGGTGTGCAATGAACCAGTTCAACACCCCTGATTTAGAAATCATCAACCAAAGCATTACGCTGCGCGCACTATGGAAAGACGACGAACCATGGGCGCGCAGAATCGTTGATGGATTACCCATTGATATTGCGATGACCATGTACAACCAGTGGCTAGGCCGCTGGATGAAGTACGTTAAGCGCAACGGACAAAGCCGCAGCGCAAACATCTGGCTGCGTCGTGAAGTCGCGCTGCTAAAAAAAGCGGTGAGCCAGTTTCCAGTTCACATCGAGCAGCTTAGAAACGAAACCACGCGCGCCAAACTCGCCAACGACCTGGCCAACCAGTGCATGAATGTTGTTGTTTCAGGCGAAAAGAACGGTGCGGATATTGATGATATCTATAAAGAAGTGTCCGCCATTCCACACTTATGGGGATTTTCGCCCTCGGTGCCGCCACAGACTATCTCTCAGCGGGAAGACGAAAGCAGTAAAGAATACAACGAGCGTGTGAGAAAAACATTGCGACTTTCCATTATGTCGCGGTTGATTGATGAAACCTGGTGGGCGCGCAAGCTGGATTTAGCACACAGACGTTTTTCCGAACACTGCCGAATTATTGCAGGCAAGGTTCGGAAAGGCGTTTCGCCCTATTTGAGTCAAGCCGCATTGCGTGAATATCGCGAGCGACGTACTGCCAACGAGCACGCCCTCAAAGACATGATGGCCGAGAACGAGTGGCTGGGAAAAGAGATCTTACTTTGGGATGCCGTGCAAGCCAGCGTTTCTAACCCAGAGATTCGCCGCACCGAATTGATGGTTCGCATGGCTGGGTTCGAAAAGCTGGCCGAGGAAGAAGAAATGATGGGCGCCATGATTACTGTCACGGCCCCGTCGGCATATCACGCTTTTACCACAGGAAAAAACAAAAAAGCCTACAGCAATAAAAAATACAACGGTGCGAACCCGAAGCAAACCAATCAATACCTTTGCAACGTGTGGGCGAAAGTGCGCGCTTTTCTGAACCGTCGCAATGTCCACATGATGGGCTTTCGTGTCACCGAGCCGCACCACGATGCAACGCCGCATTGGCATATGTTGCTGTTCTTTAAACCGGAAGACGCAGAACTGATCCGGTTCGCCTTTTCAGAATACTTTACTCGCAAGCATCGCGAGGAACTGCGCGTTGATAGCGGCGATTTTTCTATCTGGGCAAAAAGCTTTAGTAAAGAGGGGCACTTTGCCCCGCTAGACAAAGACCACATTGAAGTTACCCGCCGCCGCATTCGTGCCCGCGTTGACTGGAAAGAGATTGACCCAGAAAAAGGCAGTGCCACCGGCTACATCGCTAAGTACATCGCGAAAAACGTAGACGGCTACAAAGTCGGTATTGATGAAGAAGCCGAAGCCGCTGCCGACACCACCGCCATGTCAGTAGTGGGTTGGGCGAGCGAATGGGGTATTCGCCAGTTTCAACAAATTGGCGGGCCATCTGTCACCGTGTGGCGTGAGCTACGCCGGATGGAAAACCCAGACCAAGCCGAGCTAATCAAACGCCAAGAAGCGCGCAAGAACGGCGAAAAGTACCAGCCGAAAATCCGCTCATTCAAAGAAGTGCGCGCAGAACATGGCGTGCTGGAAGCCGCCCGCCATGCTGCCGATGTTGGCCGCTGGGATATGTTTGTCGAGGCCTGCGGCGGTACCTACTGCCCAAGGAAAGACCGACCCGTTAAATTGGTTTATGCACCGCACACCAACAAACACGCCGAGAACGTCCAGAAGTTAAAAGGGGTTTGCTACGGAATCACCGTGGCTGAAACCCGCGAAGATGGTTGGGTGATTAAGCGGGTGCAAAGCACCCGTAAAAGCAGCGACAGCTGCGCCGCTTGGAGCTCTGTCAATAACTGTACGGAACGATCTAAAAAGGATCCCCGAGCGGAAAAGGCAAGCCCAATAGTTGCCGAAATACTCCAACATTTGGCAAGGACTGGCAGGGACGTAAGCCTATTTAAAGCCCAAGCACTGGCCAACGGGCAATCCATCATCACCGGATATGGCGAGCAAATAAGCATCGTGCAAACCCCGCGTGGCCCAGAGCTTCGCATTAGAGAGTCAGAGCCAGCATGGCGACTGCCAGAACCGCCCGTACAAACCCCAGAAAAACCTAAAGGAAAACGCACACCTGCCCCACCTGATTACGCGGGTGAGTATTGGAGTCACATCAACCAACAGCGCGAGAACGCGCAGTAAGGAGCCACCATGGATATGCCGACACCATGCCCGCATTGCGGGGAAGTATGTGAATTCAACGACATGATAGAAACGGAAATCGAACTAAACGTTGAAGTCTTTCTTTGCGATGAATGCGCCGAAAATGCGGAAGAAGAAAAAACCAAATGCTTTGAGTGCTCAGAAGTTATTTGGGATGAAGATGACGCAACGAAAATAAAGGCTGATGGCAGAGACGTATTGGTTTGCGAGATCTGTTTTGATTTTTTGGAAGAAGAGTAAGGAGCCACCATGGAACCCAACACAGCAATAATTGATATCGAAACATTAAGCACCAAAGAAAGCGCAGTGGTTGTTACTGTGTCAGCGTTTAAATTCGACCGCTTTGCCAACAACGCGCAAACGGAATTTGCTAGTCATGACAATGAACTGCATATGCATCTTGATGTGGCTGACCAACTGATACACGGACGCACTACCAACGCAGAAACGTGTAAGTGGTGGCGCAAACAAAGTGCAGAGGCATTATCAGAATTGCGATCCAATGATTTGCCATTTCTCGCGTGTGATGCACTTGAGCAGCTCGCCGAATTTATCCACGGCTGCCAGCTATTCTCACGCGGTACAGACTTCGATTTTAAAATCCTTGGGCACATGTATCGCACCAATGGCATTAAAACGCCATGGAAGTACAACCAGGTTCGCGATGTGCGCACTTATATTGATGCGTTCACCGGCGGCAATATTGGCTATGTGGAAAATTTCGAAACACCGGATTGGATGACATCACACAACAGCCTCCACGACTGCTACCGCGACGCCATGCAAATGGTCAAGGCTCGCGTTGATTTTATTGATTCAGTGCTCGACTAAATGAAGAAGAGGTCAATATGAGAGTGAAAATCGGAAACACATGGTATGACAGCGCAGAACAACCAATTTGCATAGAAGTAAGCAGCACTGAAAAAGGCCAAATACAAAACATGGATATGGCCGGAAAAAATAAAGCTAAATATGCTTCATTCCCTGATGACTCGATGAGCAAAGAAGAAATGCTAGCGTGGATGGATACTAATCGGGAGGGGGCATGGAAAAAGTAAAAGTGCTACTCGAGGTTGAGATCGACAACAAAGGCGATTGGCTGGGTTTAGATGACGAGAACGGCTGGCAATCGTATCCGGGCGTAAACACATTGCTGGATCAATTCAACAGAATGGCGGAACTAGAGAACTGCTCAGCGTTGAATGCACTCTTGAACATGTGCGACGCCGAGACGCCAAGCCGGTTCGTGAGTGTTAGTAGAGATAGCGTTGAGAATTTATCTGCCCTTTACGCAAGTGCAAAAGCGTTAGAAGAACAAGCAAAAGAGTTGGCGGATAGGGTCCGGTTTAGCAACGCGATAGTGATAGATCACGAGAGTGACTAACTCACGCCATCTCTTTCTTAATCGCGATCATCAGCTTTAAAAAGTGCTCGCGAACTTCAAACGGCAACGTGGCGGCGACGCTTGCCACGTCTGCCGCGTAGCGGCGACGAAATTGCAGCTCGCCCAAGGCTACATCAACCGACGTCACATTATACAGGCGACACAGCTTGCGAAACTGGCTCATTTTCAGTTCAGCTTGCCCGGTCTCAAGCCGCTGATACGTGCGAAACGGGATGCCAGCCTGATGCGCGACATCCTGCTGCGTCATTTTATAAACGATGCGCTGACGAATAAAAAATAAGATAGCGGGGTCTGGACCTTTGATAGCACGCTTAGTCATTTTTTCCTGCTTGAATTGGCGTAAAAAACTGCAAATTGCGCCAAAAATGGCTAGCGCACTATCGGGCGTGCGCAGCGTCGCATTTAATCAGCAACGCTTTTTGTAGTGTTCGTTCCAAATATTGTAGCTCATAAAAACGCATTAGTAAGTATTAGCTCAATAACGTACAGTTGTAATAACCACAAATACTGTATTAATATACAGTGGTCGGGGACAGTCAGGAGGCTAAATGTCTGATATATCAAAGCAAGCGGTGGCGTGGCTGGAGTGCGCGTTATCGCAAGACACATGCAGTGCGGATACCGACAAAACCGCAATTGAAGCCTATCTCTATCGATTGATAGCAAAAGACAGCGAGGAACAGCGCGAGAGCGTTGGTAGTAGCTCGTAACCTCATGACGCCCCTAGCCAGCCAAGCGCTGGCTTTTTTTTGACTAGAGAAACCAGATTAAGTAAGTAAGACTCAAAACAAAGAAAGCTGAGTATGAAGATTTTTACGCCGCTCTGGCGTGAGTGATTTGATTAGCGCGCTAGCGAGTTCATCGGTGGTTTTTGCGCTTGGGGACAGTGGGCTGTGGTAGTGCGAGAACGCGACGAACTGATGGCCGCAATCGGTGTTCGTGCATTGGCAGTAAACATCAGCACAGTTTTGCGAGAGTCGATTGGTTTTGGTGATCCGCGCGCGGGAGCCGCAGCCACAAAAAATGCGCTTCTGTTTCACAAAAGCGCCCTGCTCTAAACTTAGCTTGCTGTGTTGCAGCGTGTGTTTATAGCCCACTGCTTGCACAAAACTGTGACCACAGTTCGGGTCACTGCACACACAGTGCAAATCACTGCTATCACCGTTTTGTTCGTGTTTTGGCGCGTGTGCCACCGCGCCGCATTGGCAATAAACTCGCATAACACCTCCCCCGACTGACTCAGTAAATACTAAGTAAAGGCTGGATGTTTGTACAGCGTTACGACTCCCCAGGTATCGTCATATCAAACTTTAGCTTTAAGCGCGGCGGTATTTCTTTATCCGCGTTCACTTCATCCATTGCCAGTTCACAAACTGGGATAATTTCATCCCGCGCAAACTCGCGCCCCACTTTTTCCGGGTCGCCTAAACCGCCCACGTTCTGAGGGATAATGCCCGCTTTGCCTGTCGGGAACCGATGCCCAACCAAAACATCTTGCGCGGTGATGTTCTTAATCCGCTCGAATTCGTCTTTCGTCGCGATATCGCCAACCGGTATCAATTGAATGCCTTTCTCGGCACCGTTGGGAATGTTGACGAACATACTGCGAAAGTTGCCCACGCCCTTACTCGCCTGAATTTTCTCTTTGAGTTCCTGCTCGTCGTCTTTCGATAAATTCGGGTCCGTGGCGTAAAAAATGTACCCCATGTGTGCGCCGTTCTTGTAGTAGCGACGGCGAAACAGCGTGGCATCTTCATTCAGTAGCGACGATTGCAGCGACCCGAGATAATCAGGCAGGCCATAAACCTGTTGTTGCGGGTCATATTGCGGCAGAAATATCACATCCTCTGCGCGATAAGTGCGCTGATTATCGTCACGCTCCAGCAATGCAAAATCACCGTTTTTGCGACGGCGTAAGTACATGGATGGCAACGGGCACAGCCCAATCACCCGCCCAAAATAGTCACGTAATTTGAGCAGTGCTGCATCACCAAAGGTGAAATAGTCTCGCAAGAATTGCTGCATTTCACGGCGCTTCATCCCGCCCCCGCCAGTAAATCGCGCGCTCACATAGTTAGCACGCGCAATCAAGCAGCTACCGTGATAAGCGTTGGCGTTGGGAATGCGCGCCAAGCCAGTGCGACTAACAGGCGGTTCCCAGTAGTCATCCATGTCGTTATAAAACAGCTCGCTGTATTCAGTCAGCCAGCTGTCTGAGTTCACCGCTTCGGCATTGCCATCGATGCTAAAAACGGTAGATGACTCTGTTGGCTGCTCGGCTTGTGCGTCTTGCTTGTACTGCTGCTTCTTTTTTCTGCTCATGCTGCGGTTGCCCATGTCGATTTGCGTTTGGTGGTGTGATCCAGCGGCTCATTAATCAATGCGTGTGCGATGGCCCAGAAAGCATCGGCATGCCCTGTTGTCGCGTCGCGTTCGGCGCGGAACGTCATTGCGCCACCGCTTTTAGTTGGCACGCGCTTAATCGCCATAAAGGCCATGGCAATGTCTTTGTGCTCGGCATCAAACTCGAGCCGGCCTGCTTCAATCACATCAATCATTTTGAGTACCAGGCGATTTTTATTTTCGCTGGAATAGTGAATGGCGTGTGCTTCACGCGGGTGCGCGGCACTGACCAAATCCCACACCCCCGCGCCAATGCCGGTGGTATCAACGCCGAGGTAAGTCACGTTGTAGCGTTCAAAGGCTTTATCGATTTGGCTGGCTTGGTACTGGAAGTTAAGTCCGCGCCAGTAATGTTTCTCGAGCACGCGGAACCGCTCAGGCGCGACAGCTGGCGGTGCAATCACGACTAAACAGCCGTTGTCGCGTGTGCGGCTGGGGTCGTAACCCAACCAAACTTCGCGATCCCCAAATGGCCGTCCCTCATTGGGTGAGAAGTCGTTCCAGTGCGACGAGTCTTTCATCGCTTTTTGTAGCGCGCTGAACTTGAATACCGAGTTGCGACCGTCCACGAAAACGCACATAAACAGATTGTCGAAATCGTCTTTGTTGTATTCGTCGCGTAGTTCGTCGATATCAAACAAGTCACAGCCGCCCGCCGCGGCATCTTCAATCGTAACGACGTAGCGCCATTGATTATCAGGACACAACCGCCCGCCATCGCGGTATTCATCAAAAGTGGGGAATTCAATTTTGGCGCGAGTCTCGCGGCCTTGCCGCCACGTGTCGCCCGTCCAGAACGGATAGGCTTGATGCGTTTTGGCTGATGGCGTTGAAAAGTAGGTTTTACGCCACTTTTTATGCGTCGCCATCGCTGACGCCAATTTGTTCAGCTCGTCGAATTTCGGGATCCAAAAGTATTCATCAACGTAAACATGGCCATGGTAACTCTGCGCGGTTTTGGAGTTGGTCGAGAGAAAGTGCAACTCTGCGCCATGGCTCAGAACTATGGGATTACCAGTGAGCTCAATGTTTAAGAACTCGCGAGCAATAGCAACAATGTAACGACGGAAAACTTCCGCTTGAGCGCGTGATGCAGAGAGAAAAATCTGGTTATCGCCGGATAAAATCGCATTTTCCAGCGCTTCCCCGGCAAAGTAATATGTGGCCCCTATTTGGCGTGATTTTAAGATGTTGCGAATGCGTTGGTGTAGGTTATCGCGCATCACCTTTTGATACGCGAATAGGCTGTGGTGCCACTCGGCAAAATCATCTTCCGTGATTTCGCTAATGTCGTTTTTGAGCTTTTTCTTTTTACCGCCTTTGCTGCTGCCACCGCCGCTATTGCTCGATGCTTGGCGCTGGCCTTTGTTTCCATTGTTTGGCTGGCTCGGCTGCTCGCTCTGGCTTGCCTGTTCTGCCGCACGCATTTTCTTCAACTTGGTGTGATGCGCAATCAGCCTATCCAGCATATCGAGCTGGTTCTTCGTCGGGTCCGGTGTTTCAAGCAGCGTGGCTATCCGTGTCGCAATCGCTTCATCCACGGTTTGTTCGCGCAGCATGTCGCGCCAGCCGTATTTGTCTGCCCAGTAGTAAATAATTCGTTCACTACCCAGCCCCAATTCGCTAGCGATTTCTTTGGGCGTCCACGCCTTTAAATAGAGTGCGCGCGCCGCTTGTCGTGTTTCCGGTGTATATGCCATATGCGGCAATAGTACGCCGCCAGATTAGCTACATAACCAACTGAAATTCGGCTTTATTCGGATATGCGCTAGATCCGAATTTTGAAGAAAGCACGTTGATGAAAGCACGCACTCAGCGGCGTATGTTTGCGGTAATTGATAACGCATTCGCATTACCGAAACGCATTAACGAGAAAGGTCAAATGAGCAAATGAGCAAGCAAACTGGCTGGATTATTGTCGCAACTGCTGGCGCTACCGTTGATGGCCGCACCATTACCGAAGCATGGATTAAAGACATGGCGGCGCAATACTCACCCGATGAGTATCAAGCGCTAATCTGGCCAGAGCATTTCCGATCCAGCTGGGGACCCTTTGACGGCAAGAACTGGGGCACCGTGGATGAACTCAAAGCAGCCAAGAAAGGCAACGCATTACGCCTTTACGCAAAAATCACCGCCAACGATTACCTACTTCTTGCCAACAAAGACGGCCAAAAGCTGTTTACCAGCATCGAAGCAGACCCCGACTACAAAGGCTCTGGCCGTTGCTACCTGCGCGGCCTTGCTGTGACCGATTCCCCCGCCAGCACGGGCACCACGCGCTTGAAATTCAGCATTGGCACCGAAGAAAAGCAGCGTGAATACAGCCAGCTTGAAAGCCTTGTTTTTACCCAAGACCCAGACAGCACCAACCCAGACACCAACGAACACGACGTAAAAGAAGCCGTCGCGTTTTTCCGTGGATTTAAAAAAGTATTCGGTGGGCTATTTGGGGAGAGCGCACCACATACCACCCACTCCGAACCAGAGGACACTGACGTGACCAAAGAAGAACTCGCAGCCGAATTGGCTAAACAGCTCCAGCCGTTTAGCGAAAAGCTGGGAAAGCTTGAAACCAAAGTGAACGCGTTCAGCCAGCCAGCAGCCGGCGACAACAGCCAAGGCGATGGCGGCCAGCCAAATGCTGAACAAGGCGAACAAGGCCAAGGCAATGAGCAACCAGCGCAGTTTAACGCGGAGCAATTGAGCAAAGCGTTTAGCGATGCCATCAACCCCGTTGTTGAAAAGCTGGATGGCTTGGAAAACAAATTCAACGCGCTAACCCAAGAGGTGCCGGGGCAGCGCCCAGGTGGAACTGGCGGTGGCGAAAGCGCACCCGACTTGGTTTAAGACAGGAGCAATCAACACATGCAAGTGTTAACTCAAGATGCACGCTCAATGATGGACGCCTACGCACAACAGCTGGCGCAGTCATACGGTGTGCAATCAACACAGCAGCTATTTAATGTGTCGCCCGCGCAAGAAACCAAGTTGCGCCAAGCGATCATTGAATCAGCTGAATTTCTGAAAATGATCAGCGTATCAACCGTTGACCAGCTGCAAGGCCAAGTTGTCGATTTGGGCATGTCAGCACTGCATACAGGCCGTAAAAAAGGTGGCCGTTTTGCTAAGAACGTCAACGTAGGCGGGCACAAGTATGCGTTGGTTGAAACCGATTCATGCGCTGCGCTGACATGGGAAATGCTGTGCCAATGGGCCAACCAAGGCACCAAGAATCAGTTTATGAAACTGGTTAGCGATTACAGCAACCAGATGTTTGCGCTGGACAAAATCCGCGTCGGCTGGAACGGCATTGAAGCCGCTGAAACCACCGACCCAGACGCCAACCCACTTGGCGAAGACGTTAACGTCGGCTGGAACGAGTTTGTGCGCCAACGCAAAGCAGGCCAAATCATCACTGACCCAGTAGTTTTTGATGCCGACGGCGGCGGTGATTACAAAACGTTGGATGCGATGGCATCAGACCTGATCAACAACAACATCAATCCCGTCTTCCGTAACGACCCACGCTTAACCGTGTTCGTTGGCTCGGGCTTGGTCTCAGCAGCGCAGTACCACATGTACGACAACGCCGATAAGCCAAGCGAGCACATCGCCGCGCAGCAATTGTCGAAAGACATTGCAGGCCGCAAGGCATACACGCCGCCATTCTTCCCAGAATACGGCATGGTCGTGACGATGCCGAAAAACCTGCAAATTCTCACGCAGCGCGGTACCAGTCAGCGCAAAGCGCGTCACGAAGAAGACCGCAAGCAGTTTGAGAACAGCTACTGGCGCATGGAAGGCTACGCCGTCGGCGTGCTCGAAGCCTATGCCGCGTTTGATAACGCGTCCGTGGGTACCGGCGCAACCGCTGCCGAAGAACCAACCGACACCGGCGCATAACGATGAAGCTGTCGCCTGTTCAACGCGCCAAAGCGAGAGCCCAAGCGGGGCAATCTGCCCCGCTTGGTCAAGACGTCGATACCGACTCACTCCATATCAAATTGATTGAGCTCGATGAAGACGTTCAAGCCATGCGCCACCGCTTTGCTGCGATTGCAGACCGCATTCAACACAAGCGTGATGTGCTGCTACCCAAGTACCAGCCGCTTGCACAGGCGTTTATCGAATCAGGCGACCGCTATCAAAACCCACTCTTTGCTCATGTGCTGGTCTGGCTGTTCGACGTCGAAGACCTAGAGAAAGCCATCGAGTGGTGTTTGATAGCGATCGAACGCGACATCCCAACACCGGAATTTATGAAGCGTAATTGGCCGACGTTCTGCGCCGATCAGGTTTTCGACTGGTGCGAACGTCAGGCCGAAAACGGCGAAAGCATCGAGCCCTATTTTAGCCAGGTGTTCAAGAAGATTCGCGATGACTGGCGCTTACACGAAAAAGTAAATGCTAAGTGGTTCAAGTTCGCCGGGCTGATGCTGCTGCGAGACGAAAACGGCAGACCTAAGCCAAGCGCCGTGGGCGACAAGGAAACCCTAGAAACCGCGCACGCACTACTCGAGCAAGCGCACAACTACCACGCCAAAGTCGGCGTGAAAACCATGATGAACAAGATCGAGATGCGCATTAACGCACTCGAAACGGGGAAGAATTTGTAAGGCTCCCTACGCCATGCGCACGGCTGGCGATGCAGGTTAGCAACGCTAAACCTCGCAAACGACCCAGTGGCTAGTGCGCACTTATTAAGAGGCAGAGCATGTTTTCAGGTAACGACAACAACGCAGGGTACCAAAACACCAAAATCGGCAATGACGGATTTTGGCCGGATATTGAAGTGGGCGATTTTGAACGCCAGCGCTCAACCCCTGCTGTGACTGACGACACGCGAATCGCACATGCGTTGGTAAACGCCATGGCAGAAGTAAACCGCCAACTGCGCACGCTAAAGCAGAACCACAAGTTGGCAGGCAGTGAAACCGCCGGTGATGTGGATGCACCGCCCACGCTTAACGGCAAAAACCGCTTAGTGATTCAGTACGAGGGCGCTGTGTTTGCCCGAGCTAAAGCCGATTTGCTGCCCGATTTTGCCACTGTGCAGCAACGCGACGCGGGCGAGAACTTAGCAGAACGTAGCGAAGACACTCGACGTGAACTGCTTGCAGAAAGTGAGCGCATTATTCGCAACATGAGCGACATGGGTCGCGCCACGGTAACGCTGCTATGACGATGCAAAGCCAAGGCCGCAACGGCTACAAGCTGCAACAGCTCACCCAGCACATTAAAAGCGTGTTGGGTGAGCAGCTGGAAAGCTGCATGGAATCGTGGATGGAAGAGCTATCGCTCGAGCTAACCCCCAAGAACAACGGGCTAGGCATGGATATCGGGGTGATGACATACCAAGCGGTATTCAGCTTTGAGCGTTTTCCGTTCAAGCAAATCGACCCCGCGTTGGTGATGGCGTCAGTGATGGCATGGCTGCAAGACAACGACCCCGAGCGCGAGCGCTTTGAACTCGCACCGCCAGCCGTCGATGTGGAGCCCGAAAGCGATAGCGAAGTGATCATGACTATCGAGGTGCCGTTTCGCGAAGCAATCAGTGTGGTGAAAGACGAGAACGGCCCTCTGCTATGGAAAGGCAAACGATACAAGCTAGCGGACTATGAAATCTGGTTAGCGAAAAAAGAAACGGTGTTCACTCGATGATTGAGATTAGCACCCAAGAGCGCACCAAAGCCGATGTATTACGCGCCATGCGCGCGATGATGCTGCCGCCAAAAGTGCGCAAGCGGTTGCTAGAAAACATCGGGCGTGAAGTGGTGAAGCGCTCACGCGCGAATGCCAGAAAACAGCGCACACCCGACGGCCGCCGCTGGGAAAAGCGCCGCAACCGCAGCCGTCGCGGCAAGATGCAAAAGAACTTGGCGCGGTTTGTGACCGTGACCAGTGTAAATAGCCAGCACGTCGCGGTGAGCTGGAAAAAAGCCGCATCGGCAAAAGTCGCTTACATCCATCACCACGGCGTCACGCAAACGTACACGCGCGCACAAGCCGTTAAGGCACTGAAATGAATGCGACACAGCGACAGGCGCGGCGATTAAAAGAGCTGGGGTTCAGAGTATGGGCACGACAAATCAACCCCGCTGCCCCCGCAGGAAAAAGGCGTAAGCCCACGATGAAATGGATACGCGAAAACATCAGCATTGACCAAGCCGGCGCCATTATGCGCGCGCTGGGGTATGACCCGAAAGACAAGTGGGAAATTAAGCAGCCAGAGCGACCGTTCTTGGAAACGCGGGACAAGCAGCTTGCTGAAATCTCGAAAGAGTCCATGGCGCGCATGCGCAAAAAAGGGCGAAGCAAATAAGGAGCTAACGACATGGCATGGCCAACAGTAAATATCAAGATCTTAAATATGATGCAAGGTGCCATCCCCGGCGTTGAACAGCACTTTCTGTTTGTCGGCCATGGCAATGTCACGGGCACCGAGCGCAACTTGATTAACATCGACAGCACATCAGATATTGAAGAGCTGCTGAAAAGCAAAAAAGCCAGCGACTCGCTGATTAAAACCGTGCTCGCCGCACAACAAAACGGCAAGCAAAACTGGACTGCGGGCGTGATGATCATTGACGAGACGGACGACTGGCGAGACATCGTAGACGCAGCCAACGAAGTCGCGAGTTTTGAAGCCGTGGTGCTGGATGTGCCGATGACAGCGAAAGAGAACATCGAGCAAGCCAACACCTATCGCGAAACGCTGAAAAGCAAAACGGGTCGCGAAATCTTCATTATTGGCTGTACGCCAGCCATCGACACAAGCGCCGACAACGGACAAACGTGGGAAGCGTACGTGACCGCCCAAGCCGCGATCACCAAAGACGTCGCCGCGCCTTATGTCACCTTGGTGCCAATGCTTCACGCCGATGGCACCACGCTCGGTAAGTACGCGGGGCGCTTGGCCAACAAAGAAGTCTCGATTGCCGACTCCCCCGCTCGCGTCAAAACCGGCTCGGTGTTGGGTATCACGGAGCTGGCGACAGACAAAGACGGCAAAGCCTGTCAGCTCGCCACACTCAAGACACTGCATCAAAACCGTTTAGCGGTGCCAATGTGGTACCCAGACTATCCGGGACAATACTGGACAACCGGCATCACGCTCGATGTGCCCGGCGGCGACCTGCAAGACATTCGCCACGTTCGTGTGTTGCTAAAAGCAGCGCGTAAAGTGCGCGTGCGTGCCATTGCCCGCATTGCTGACCGCGAGCTCAACTCAACCCCCGGCAGCATGGAAAGCGCGAAGCTCTACTTTACGCAAGACCTACGACGTATGGCGCGTAACGTCAAAATTGGCGATTACACATTCCCGGGCGAAATCAAAACACCGCTACCCGATGACATATCAATTACTTGGCTAGATAGCGAGCACGTGCAAATCATGCTCAAAGTCACGCCATACGAGTGCCCAGTGAAAATCACCATCGGCATCATGCTGAACAAACGCTTGGGGGAATAAATGAAAATTTCAGGCGCAAACTTTGACATCACCTTGCTTGACCAGATGGTGCACGTGAAGAAAGCCAGCGTGACCATCAGTGACGACACCGCCGTGACTAAAACGCGCGGCGTGGTTGATGGATTCACCCACGGCAACGCCACTTGCGAAGTGGAGTACGAGCTCACGCTAGGCGAGTTCCGCAAAATCACCGCAGCAGCCAAAGAGGCAGGCAGCTATCGCTCATTGCCCGTTCACGATGCTCTGTTCTACGCCAACGCCGGCGAAGACGACGAAGAAAACGAAGACAAGGTGGAAGTATTCGGCGTCAAGCTCACTTTGTCGGATGTGCTGAGCGTGGATCCAGAAAGCGCGGATGAAAACATCCGCAAACTGAAAGGCTTTGTTACCTCGCCCCAGTTCGTGCGCATTAACGATGTGCCTTACTTGAGCGAAAACGACACCCGCGAGCTTGTGAACTAATGCCGGATTACTTAGACCATGCAAGCGGCGTTGAAGCCCAATTCCAAAAAATGGCGCTGGAACGGCAACTGGCAACCACGGCCCGTGCGCAAAACCAACACGCGCACAGCGAGAAATATTGCCTTGAGTGCGGCGAGGAAATCCCCGCCGCACGGCGAGCCGCCCAGCAGAACGTGACCCTTTGCATCGAGTGCGCAGACGATGCAGAAAAACGAGCGAGGTTAACGCGATGACAGTAACCATCGACCAATTCAAAAACCGTTGGCCGAACTTTTTACCTAAAGAGTTCGCCTGTAAATGCGGTAAGTGTGGTGAAGCGTCTGGCCTAAAAATGGATGCGTACACACTCGATAAGCTGCAAACCGTGCGTGAAGAAATGGGGATCCCATTCATCATCACTAGTGGCTACCGCTGTGCGAACCACCCCGCAGAAGCTAAGAAGAAACAGCCCGGCACACACAACATGGGTAAAGCCGTAGATATCGCCGTTCGTGGCAACGAGGCACTGCAATTAATTGCGGTGGCGCAATGTTATGGGTTCACGGGGATTGGTGTTGCACAGAAAGGTGGCGGCCGTTTCATTCACTTAGATGATGCGCAGGCAGCGCCTCGCCGCCCCCGCCCTCATATCTGGAGCTACTAACTATGTGGGACAACGTTAAAAAAATCATCGGTACCGCTGCCCCCATGATTGGCACCTTAATCGGTGGCCCTGCGGGTACCGCGGTCGGTGGAATGGTTGCCAGCGCGCTGGGTGTTGAAAACACGCCTGATGCTATCGAGCAAGAGTTAAAAGCCAATCCTGAGTCACTACTCAAGCTCAAGCAGCTGGAATCTGACGAGCGCGTGCGCTTGCGTGAGCTATCTGTCGAGCAATCAAAGATTGAGAGCGAAGAGCGGCGCAACCAGCTCACCCAACAACACGCAACCATGCAAGCAGAACTGGCAAGCAATGATCCATACGTACGCCGCTGGCGGCCAACGTTCGGTTATGCCATGTGCGTGGCTTGGTGCCTGTTGTTTGCTGGTATTGCTTACGCACTGGTTGCATCACCCGAGCACGCAGCAGAAATGATCAATGCCGTGGTTGCCCTAACGCCGCTATTTAGCGTTGCACTGGCAGTGCTTGGTATCAGCATTCACAAGCGCAGCCAAGATAAGCAAGTTGCTAAAGGAGTAAAGCCGCTTGGCGCGGTGGGTGCGCTGAAAAAGGCAGTAAAAGGGGGCTAGATGGTAGATCCGGTTTGGCTGTCTGCGGTGGCGGCTCTCTCAGCCGTGATTGTCAGCATAATCGCGTTAGTGATCAGTCGTGGAGATAAGTCAAAAGACGCAGTGGCCGAACATGGGCAAAGAATCCACAAAAATGAACTAGCTACCGAGCGATTACGCGGCGATTGCGCAGAGAAATACGCAACAAAGCACGAACTACGCGAAGCCGTAGACGACCTGAAATCATCAATCAACGGCCGGTTTGACCGGCTGGAAAACAAACTCGAAAAAGAGCGAGAAACATCATGACCGAGAAAACCACGAACGCAGCTGTAATTGTCACCATTGGCGGTACCGATTTTTCATTCACGCCGACCGTCACCGAGTTCAACAACTACGTGAACGAGATGATGCCGGACAACAAAGTGGCCCCTATGCACCGCTACTTAATGCGCACAGTTGATAAAAGCCAAAAAGACGAGCTGAACAAGCTGCTGAACAGTGTGTCGGGCTTAACGCAAGACGTGTTCACCACAGTGACCAAAGAAGCCAAAGGGGGCATTACCGTCGAGCTAAAAAACTAACGGCGCGTGCTAAGCGGATAGAAAAAAACTCGATCGAGCAAGCGCTGGCACTACGTCGGCACTTGCTTCCAAACGAAGACGACGAACCGCAGAACTTGGCACGCGCAATCTGGCTCGACAAGCATCAAAACAAACAGCAAGAGATAGCCATTCGTAACGCTATCGCAAAGTTATTCAATCAATAGGCTGGCTATGAGCATGGAAAAACTACTGATGCAGGTGGCATTGGTAGACCAAGTAACAAAGCCTTTGCAGGGCATTACACAGCAAGTGCAGCAAACCGCTGACGCAGGCCGCGACGGATTGCAACAAATGGCAACCGGTGCGGCAGGATTGGCGGCGACTGGCTTTGCGGTGAAAAACGCTTTGATGCCAGCCATTGAAATGGATAGAAAGCTTGGCGAGGTGAAGTCTTTAGGCGTACACGAAGAAGCGCTGCAATCACTGCAATCGACAGCGCTCGAGTTCAGCGCCGAATACGGCAAAAGCGCGGTGGAATTCACCGGTGCGGCTTACGACATTCAATCAGCGATTGCAGGGCTAAAAGGTGACGAGCTCGCGCAGTTCACCAAAGCATCAGGTGTGCTTGCCGCGGCTACTAAATCAGACACCGCCACCATCACCGATTACATGGGTACCATGTACGGGATTTTTAAAAACCAAGCGAATGAGATAGGGAAAGCCGAATGGGTACAAGATGTAGCGGGTAAAACTGCGACCGCTGTGCAGATGTTCAAGACAACGGGTTCAGAGATGAGCCGAGCATTCGAATCGCTTGGTGCTGATGCAAACAGTGCCGGCATTTCCATGAATGAGCAGATGGCGATTCTTGGACAGTTGCAAGCGACAATGTCTGGCAGCGAAGCCGGAACCAAATATCGCGCGTTCCTAGCGGGTGTGGGCAAAGCTCAAGATCAATTAGGGCTCAAGTTCACCGATGCACAAGGCAATATGCTGCCAATGATGCAAATCCTCGATCAGCTCAAAGGCCGATACGGAGAAACGCTAGAGGTCGCAGAATCGGTTGAACTAAATAAAGCCTTTGGCAGCACAGAAGCCACCGCGATGCTGAAACTGCTAATGAGCGATGCCGACGGGCTGGCACAGAATATTGAAAAACTCGGTCAAGTAAAAGGCATGAGCCAAGCCGAACAAATGGCCGCTGACATGACTGACGAATGGGAACGCTTAGAGTCATCATGGTTCGCGATTCGCGCGGCAGCCTTTGGTGCCATTTTGCCCAGCATTAATGCCATTGTAGGCTCGGTTGCCAACGGCATTACCACCCTCACCGAATGGACCAATCAATATCCGCTTTTGGGTGAAGTGATGGGATATGCCGCCATTGCTGCTTTATCACTCGGCGGCGTGGTTTCGCTGCTATCGCTCGCGATGGGCATTGGTAAATTCATGTCAGCTGGCTGGGCGATCACTATGTCTACATTAGGCGGTGCGATGCGGATGCTGCGCGCCGGTATGATGCTAATGACAGCCGCCACATGGGCAATGAACGCCGCCCTGTTCGCCAACCCTATCACGTGGATAGTGCTTGCCGTGGTGGCACTTATCGGTGCTGTGGCGGCAATGATTTATTACTGGGATGATTTAAAAGCCACGTTCGGTGACATGGCGATCTTCCAGATGTTGGGCGACGTGATTGATTGGGTGATTGAAAAACTCAACATGATCCCCGGCATCGACATTGAGTGGCGCGCAAATGAAATGCCCGACATGCCAGACGCCAGCACCACCCAACAGGTAGAGCAAGCAAAGACTGCCGAACAAGCCGCCCCACCGGTGCCAAGCGTTGAGCACCTAACAAAACAGCCGCGCGGATTGGAGCAAGGCGGAGAGCCTAACGCCTACGACGCCGACCTGATTAGCTACAAAAACCCCGACAACATTGCTCGTCCACCGCAAAGCGTGGTGAACAACATCAATGGTAATAGCCGTCGCGAGGGCGACCGCATTAGCCAGTTTGGCGATGTACATATTCACAGCGAAAAACCCATGACCCCGCAAGACATGGCCGAATGGGAGGAATTGAACGTTGGTGGATAAAAAGTACATCGACATAAAAGTGATCGACGGCGGCTGGGAAATGGATGACGGCCAGCAGCCGAAAGAGGCCGCTGATTTGTATTCCATCGCCCAAGACATTAAGCACGCAATTATGGAAAGCGGTTTAGCGCGCGAGCTGCAAGCAGAACGCAGCCCCAGCCTACGCCAAGATGTGCTGATCCAAATTGAAGAGCTGGCGGAGAGTGACACGCGCATCATACCCGGCACCGCGACCGTGCACGCGCTTTCGTCAGACCAATACATTCTCACCGCCGAGGCTTACGAATACGGCAGCATTGGCAATATTCCAGTGATAGCAGGTGAATCATGAGCAAACGACCAACCGTTGATTTTGTTGATGTACTCGAGCGCGAGGGCGTGGCAACCGATTCTGCAACACTCGAAGCGAACTTGCGCGATGACGTAAAAGCCGCAGGCTCTAAAATCTCGAATGATTCGTCCATGTCGCCTTTTTGGCGCTGGGTGCGCGCCGCTGTCACCAGCCCCGCGGTCTGGCTGATTCGTGTGTTACTTGCTGAGCATGTACTCCCAAATATGTTTGTAGCAACAGCGAATCGCTGGAGTTTGGAGCTAAAAGCGTGGGAGCTGAACGTCACCCCGAAAGGCAAAACCAAAACCCAAGGGCTAATCACCTTTACTAAAGCCAACGCGCCCGATGAAACCACGGTAAAAGCTGGCAGCGTAGTGCAAACCCTGCCCATTGATGGCGTGGTGTTCAAAGTGATGGTTACAGAAGACACTGTGATCCCCGCTAACGTGCTCACGCAAAAAGTGCCCGTAGAAGCAGAACAAGCAGGCGCGGCATTTAACCTGCCAGCCGGTTATTTCAATGTGCTGCCCGAAGAATTGCCCGGCATCGCTGCCGCCGTGAACGAACCAGAGTGGATAACAGAGCTAGGCGCCAACGAAGAGACGGACGAAGAACTAGCGCTACGCCTGCAAAACCAATTTACCAGCTCAGGCAATTGGCACATCGATGATGCCTACCGCGCGGTAATTTCCAGCGTGGCGGGGATTCGCTCAGATAATATTTTCTTTGAGAACACCGGACACGTAGACCCAGGAACCGCTACAGCATTTATTTTGATGGAGGTGGGGCCCACGCCCGCGAAAGTGATCGACCAACTCAACCACCACATTATGACCCTTGGCCATCATGGCCACGGCGATGTGCTGACGTGCAAGCCAATTATTGACCAACCAGTGAATCTGGAATGTGAAGTGGTATTGGCGCCCAACTTAACCACAGAAGAAACCGAGGCGGCAATCAATGAAGTGGAAGCACGGATTCGTGCCGCGTTCCGAGAGACAGAAGCCTATCCGGTGATGACGCGCGCCAAACCGCAAAGCCGGTTCAGCTTGTCGCAAATGGGTACCGAGATCCACAACAACATGCGCCACGTTGAATCAGTGCGTTTTGTTGTGGATGGCAACATTCAAAAAGACATTGTAAGCGCATTGCAGCAACCACGCTTGCAAAGCCTAAGCGTGTTGGAGGTGGCATCGTGAAAGCACCCCAGCTACCAAAAATTAACGTGCCGTGGTGGCAAGACGGCGCAACTACAAGCGAAGCACTGAAAGAGCCGCACTATCTCACCAAAGGAGTAAGCGCTTTTTGGCAACGCATGCGCGATTGGCTAGCGTGGCCGCTCGCGCAACTAGACCCGCTGACTTGCTCTGAGCCGCTGCTCGATTTGCTTGCGTGGGATAGAGACATTCAGCGCTTTGACGGCGAGCCATTATCGCTATATCGCAAGCGCGTAAAGTTCGCTGCCATTAACGCCAAAGACGCAGGCAGTGTTGCAGGCTTTAAAGCAATTTTCGAGCGCCTAGGAATCGGCATTGTCGCGCTAAAAGAGCGCGAACGCCGCGATGAATGGGACGTGATCACCATTGAGGTACGAGACAGCGCTATGGCGCAAAACTCGCGCCTCATGCTTGAGCTAATCCGGCAATACGGTCGCACGTGTCGGCGGTACCGCTTTCAAGTGAGTTATCCCGCCGTGCTTGGTATTCGCCACGGCACGTTTGGGCACAGCTTTAGTTTGTATGTTGCCAGCAACTTACCGATTCACACGCTTACCGCCAATGGCCAACAAATGAACCACAACAAACATGTATTTGTTGCCAGCATGAGGGAACAATAATGAGTCAAACCGCGATTCCACTACAGTTTGAAAAGTACCTGCGCGACAAAGTGAGCTTGGGCAAGGCGCCGAAAATCAATGAAATGATTTTTGCGTACATCCCCGACCTAGACCCAAGTCAGCCCATCGACCGCAGCCAAGGCCTGCCCCCCATGAGCCAATGGGTGTACCAGCGCACCATCGACCAAGTGGGTAAAATGGGCGACAACGCGCTGGCGTATTCCGTTGTGGTACCCGATAGCGAAGACGCGTTTACGTTTAACGCAATCTTTATGCGCGATAAAGACGTGCCGGATTCGTGCGCGTTCGTTGTGCACAAAGCCGATGAAACAAAAGAAGTCGGCAGCACCCTTACACGAACATTGGTGATGGAATTTGACGGCGCCGCCGAACTCGCAGGCATTCACGTTGATGCAGAAACATGGCAAATCGACTACAGCGCTCGCCTGCTTGGCATGGATGAGGATTTGCGCCTCGCCTGTTTCGACATTTACGGCCACACCGCTTACATCAATGGCTTTGATGTAAGCCGACACACTGACCCGAATAAATACATCATCAGCGCTGGCGTTGTTTACGTCGGCGGCTTGCGTTTTGAGTTGCCAGCGCAGCTTGTTCAAACTGTGATAGATAAACCCGCAACGCTGTACGTAGAAGTCTATCGCGACGGCACCGCGCTGTCAGTGTGGAAAAACCACGGCCAAGTGATCGCATCACAAAGCCCCATGGCCGACCACACCAACGCCAACGGCCGCCACCACTACGTCACCAAGCTGGCACACATCAACAGCGACGGCAGTATCGAAGACCTACGCCAACGCGGCGGCCTGCAAGCGCACTTGGATGCGGAAGACCCGCATAGCCAGTACATCCCCAAATCCGCCATCGCGACCATCGAAGAAGCCAAGCAAGGTAAAAAAGGGAAAGTGACGGATGCTGAGGGAATGCATGCCGCGTTTAATCTATTTGGTTTTGGCGACAAGCCTTTAGAATTTGTACCGGATTTAGATCGCATTAATCTCTCGAATAAGTCATTCGCATTCACTTCGGATGCTGGTGTTAAGTCGGGCTTAAACTTAGCTGGTTTTGGTGAATTACGATTTTATGGTTCTGGTGGGGGAGAAAGGGTGCTAATGATAGTCCGGACTATAGAGCCTACGTCCGGGGATATATTGGGAACTTTCGAGCGGTTTTCAAATGATAGCGGCAACACATGGACAGACTGGAAAAGAATTTTGTCGTCATTGGACAAAGCTGACACCCCTACAGCTCAGGCTGGATTGAATAACGAATATTACATGACGCCATTCACGACCAGGCAAGCTATTGAATCGAAATCTAAGTTGTTGGGTGAGCCTTTTCGTATCTTTGATCACTTAGAAGGCTCTGAAAAACCCAACAACTCAGGTGTGTCAAAATACATAAAGCTAACGGCTGGTGAAGACGGTGCGGGTGGTTTTAATGAGGGATTACTAATTAATGAAACAACATCAGGAAGCGGCCCCACTGTCGAAATCACAGCCGAAATAGCTAAGGGGCCAATGGCTGGAGAGATTGTAAACCTCGTCAACTCGGAAAAAAGACATATTGCTCCAGGGGAGAATTCCGGCACGGTTCACGATGATCATATGCAGGTTATTACGGGTGCAATAGAGTTTAATTTCGATCTAGTAGATGAATACTACAGAGGAGCAATACGACCTTCATCGGGTGATTTAGACAATATAATCGCGACAGCGGGAACACGTAATTCTCAATCTGACGGAATTAATTTTGACTCGTCATGGTCTCCCGACGCTAGAACAAGCGACAGAACGGACGTGAAACGAATCGAGGCCACTTACTACATGAGGATTGTATAATGCCATATGCATCTGAAATGATAGTCAGCTACAAAGATATTGAACGAGGCGTGCCTATATCAGATGAGGAATATGATCGCGCACGTGAACATTTAATAAATGGCGGAATGGTTAAAGTTCACGGCGGAAAGATGATTCTTACATCAAAGCCTGAAAAACTTGATGGTCATTTAGACCCAGTATGGCAAAACGGTGAGTGGTATCACGAGCCGGAAACCGAGCCAACCCCCGAAGAACTCGCACAGCAGCACGCGCGCGAAGAGAATTATTGGGTTAAAGCTGAGCTCGAAAACGTAGAAGTGCAGCTAATGCTTCACTGGACAAGCGACCCGCGCGCAAAAGCGACAGCTGATGCATGGTCGCAATACGCGCAACAACTACGCAACTACACATCAACTGATGAAGACGGTAACCCATACATCCGAGACGGCGAGACGCGTCCCATTTCACCGCTGGATGCTGAGGCCGCCGAATGAGCTGGAAACACTGTTCGTTAAACTGGCCGCCAAGTGCGGCCAGTATTCAACAGCAGGCAGAAAGCACTACCGCACAGGTTGCACGCGAGGCAATGGCTGCGACTGAGCGAATAAACGCACTCGCCAGCGATGCGAGTTATGTCCGCCATCCTCTGAGCCAAGATGCGGAAGTGTTGCTGACATTGCGCGGCGAACTCAACATGCTAATGCAGCAAGGGCAAGTGCTGACCGTTCACCCTTATCAGTTTCAAGTAGGTGATCGCCTCAGCGCTGGCTGCTTTCTAAATCCCAAAAACGCGACGGCGACATTGGCAGAAAAACTCAAAGACAGCACAGACGCCAACCGCCCAAACCAGAGCATCAACGCGATCGCGATTATGCTAACAGCCAATCAACTCACTGAGTTTGCTGCACAGCTTGAGCAAATCACAAGCGTGTTCACACTGCCCGAGTGGTGCCACGTTGCACGACAAACCAAATCGGAAGCGGCAAGCGCAACGGCAAAAATGTACCAACCCGCCGCCATTACGCAGCCGCGCTTTAAACCAGTGGCCACACTTAACGCCAATCCCGTGCGTGACTACCACTATTGGCAATCCGCGCAAATCAGCACGCTGGAATCATTGGCGGCCGATAAAACCACCGTGATCCAAAAGCTCAATGCGTTGGCCAGCAAACGTGCGGTGCACTTACAAGAAGTCAGCCAGAAGATAAATGCGCTAAAAAACCTAAGCGGCAGCGTTTACAGCGCACAGTTCGCAGGCACGGCAAACAGCATTGCAACGCAGCTTGAAAAGCTGTCACCGCCGAACAATCACCAACACACAATCGCCAGCCTACTCATTAGCACTCAGCCGTTAACGTTTTGGGAGGGGTTACTATGTCACTAGCGCTCGATGGCGAAGAGCTAAAAATCGATAACTTAAAAGTGGCGATGTCGCTAGAGCTCAAAGACCAAGACATGAGCGGCCAAAGCTCAGCAACGGATACATCCGAGCAAGGCGATAAAGGCAAAAAGCTCGACTTCTCGGGCACTATTCCGTTTGTCGATATCGACACACTCACACGCTTATACATGTTGAGCTCAGCAAAAGACGAAGCCGAAAACCGTAAAATCTACCGAATAGGTCACGATATAGCGCGAGCGCTCAAAGTGCGCAACGTCAAGTTCATGGGTCGCGTCCATGCGCGTGAGCATGAATCACTGCAGGCATGGTCCGTGTCATTCTCACTGCGTGAGCAATACAGCGTCGCCGAAAAACGCGAGCAACGCGCAAAAGAGCAGAAGCCCGCCCCAAAACAAGAAAAAAACACCAGGCACCAAGAAGCACTCAAAAAAGCTGAGGAGGCGATGAAGTGAAACTACACAAACGCCTTTTCATAAACGGCGAAGAAGTCACGCCAGCGAGCCATCGGATAAACACAATGATATCCAATGGCGGCAAAGCCATGTTCGAGTTCGCCAAAGAAGAGGCGCCAAAACGGCTCGACACCGTATTATTCATGACTGGCTACAACGATAAAATCGAGCCTTGGTTCAATGGCTACATCGAGAAAGTACTGCCAGCAGTAAACGGCTATCACAAAGTGATTGTAAAAGAGCAGGCTGGAATACTCAGCCACCGTTGGCCAATCAGCATCGAACATCCAACAATGCGCGACGTACTGATGGCGCTAGGCGACCAAACCGGTATTGAATTCGAACTACCCGAGAACGCCGCCGAATACACCGACACGCCCATACCGAACTTTGTCAGCCAAGGCAGCGGCTACCAGTGCCTAAAAGCACTGGCTAGAGCATTTAACGTGCCCGACCTTGTGTGGTTTCAACACCCCGGCACAGACACCGTTTGGATTGGCGCGTTTGAACATTCGCGCTTTGCGGGCAAAAACGTAGACATACCGCCAGAGCTAACGGAATTACAACGCGGCGACAGCATCACATTTGCACCGTTCCCGATGCTGCGGCCGGGGGCGATCATAAACGGCCAGCGCATTAAATCACTGATGCTCGATAGTGATTTAATGACTGCATCGTGGCAAGCGCGAGCAGACGAAATACCCGCGCGCCAGCGTGAAATGCTAGACCACTTTCCAGAGATGGCTGCGATGCACCACCTACCCCGCTTTGGCCGCGTCGAACGTGTGCGAGATAACAGCCAAGCCGGCGACACTGCGGATCCATTTCGCCCACGCTACGCCATCGATGTGCAGCTGCTCGATGAAAACATGCAGCCTGACGCGGTACCGGTTTACCAATCCGTGCCACTGCCGGTTCACATGAGCGGCCACGAATCTGGATTATTGTCTTATCCGCTTGAGGGTACACTGGTAGAAATTGCGTTTGCATACGGCAGGAACGACAGGCCAATCATCCGCGGCATCTATGGCCGTGAATACGCACTGCCAGAAATTGCACCGGGTGAACAACTGCAACAACAACGGCAAGAAGTCAGCAGCAGGATAGATGCGGCGGGCAATACCACCGAACAAACCGACCAGCGCCAACAAAAACATGCATATCACCAACATGACGAAGCCGACCACTACACCGCCCTGTTCGGTGACAAAGCCGAGCAAGTCAACGGCCACAGCACCGAGAACGTGCTGGCCCAAAAAATCATCGAAGCGCTTGGCGGTGTCAGCATCACCGCCGGCGATGACATAACACTCGGCAGCCTTGGTAATCATCACACCGCCACAGCTGGCGAAATGGTAGAGACAATCGGCAAACTACGGCGCAGCGTTGCGGCACAATATCAGTGGCACCAAGCGCCGCTCACGTGGATAGGCACCAACGATGTGAACATCGTGCGCTTGCTGGACTACTTAATGATTTGCGTGCAGCGCCTAGCCACCCACTGCGCAGTGCACAAACACAGCTCACCAGAAACCGGCGCACCAACATCCGCACCGCTCAACGCTGGCGACTTCAACAGCCGCAGCAACGACGCCAAAGAACTCCACGAAACGTTAGACCCCATAACCAAATAACCCGCCAAAGGATCACCCGCGCACCAAACGGTGCGCTTTTTTACGCGCCTAACAACGCCACACAGCCCCGCAGTACACTCACAGACATAATCACGCACCAAGCCGACAAACACACCGCCACGCGCCAGAAAACGCGCACGAAACTCACGTAACAGAGCGCCCACGTGACGGAATCCGCACTCCTCCTCCCGCCTGCGACGTTTTCGGGGTAAAAAATTTCGCAATAATCCTGAGTGCAAAAATATAGAGCCAGACCCCGCCAATACTGGGGTTTAGCGTCCAATCCAAAATTTCAAAAATTGAAAAAATTTTCAGTTAATTGCAAAAATAACGATCCCAAAAGATCACGCTAGTATTTGTAAGCTGTTGATTGTTATGGGTTGCGCGTGTTTTTCGTCACAGTTGCAACGATCTGACGCGGTGAATAAAAGATCTTGAGAAGAGGCGGCAACGCCAGAGCTGGCGTGTTATCGAGAGCGGTTTGGAGGTAAAACAAAATTTCAATTAATCGCAACGCTGAGCGAGTTGCTGTTTGTCCAAACAAAAAGCGTAAGGGGGACTGTTTAGGGGTACCGAGGGAGACCAGATAAAAAGAGCAGGTTTTCAGTCTCCCTATGAGTACCCCTTTTACCGTAACACACTGTTTTTATTAATCAGTAAAACCAATCGAGCATGGGCGCAACAGAGAAACGCTGCATCACCGTTTTTGGCGTCACATCAGGGCTGGCGGCGGTTTTGCTGGGGGTAGTCATGGTCTCGAATCTCTGCAAATTACGTTAAACGACGGTCGTTTTCGACAGGCGGTACGCCCATAGTACGCCTCAGAGCAGAGGAACAAATATAGACGAACACCCGCGAATGCCTTAAATACTGAAAGGCACCACCTGTAGATACACGCAACAGGCGGACGCGGATTATACACAGAGTGTCCAAGACATTTAAGCAGAATCCACATGCAGTAACGTGAGCAAACAAGCCTCCCAGTCAGTGAGAAACCAACGTTATCGGCTAAAAGGTGTCAGCAAAGATTAGTGGTAACATTGATATGTTCTTGAATAAACGAAGTGTTTGGGCTGTAGTAATACAGTATCTGCCGGCTATTTGAAAAGATTGAGGAGATGTCGCAGGTAGCAGACCACCGTAACTTAAACGTGCTGTGGGCGATGTACACGGAATCGTTCCCGCATAAGTTGCATGAAAAAGGGGCGTGATCCCTAGGGCGAGCGCAGTGATGTTTACTGTGCACTCATTCACGCGAAAGATCATTGTTTGAACTTCGGCCGCTCGACTATATAGGCATATAACGCGATCAGTGGGAAGATTATTAACGCGAACTCCCCTAACGTATTCCAAAAGGCATAAGCACCTAACGCTGCCGCCAATGCAACGAGGATTAATAACGATCGATCCTTTAATCGGCTCATGATTATTGATTCCTTAGCAAGTTGTGGCTGTTTGGTTGGCGTAAAGCATCATCCGCAGCCCATAAAGGTAAACCAAGCTCTTGAAAAGCTTTTTTAAGCTCTTCACCACTACATGACGTCGCACTTGTTGACGCTCTCAGTGCTGAACCAATAATCGCCCCAGCATAAAAAGAAGCTGTGACACCTGCGACTGTGGTTCCTGCGGCTCGACTAGCGACTACGCTAATCGAGACATCAGCAGCTTTAGTCATTAAAGCCGCTTCAATACTCGCTAGCGCACCTGACATTGTTGCCATACTACCAAACACTGTTTTGGGTACAGGAAGCCCCATTAGCTCTAAATTACTTTCGATATTGTGTGTGAATTTATCCACGTTAAATCGGCAAATCGCCATACAATTGATACCCCTATATTGAAAATTCAGTTTAACTGAATAACTTCTCACCAAAAAATAGGGACTACGATATGTGATTCATGACTCGCTTTATATGTTTGATACGTCATTTCGGTTATCTCTTGGAGCAAAATCACACATTAATCGTTTCCACGCTACCGCTTGGAAACGTGGGAAATCGAAAAGGTATCTTTGAGCAGCTATCCAATTCATTTAGACAGGAAGATATCGAGCATGGCGAGCGCCCGAACAGCAACGTACGAATACCGTTTATTGATATTCTCGATTTCTCCGTGCTCACATGTATGCGCATTGGCGAAGTGTGCGCGATTACGTGGGAAGACTTAGACGAAAAGAACAAACAAGTGCTAGTCCGTAACCGCAAAGATCCACGCAAGAAGAGCGGCAACCACATGTTGATCCCGCTGCTTGGCGAGAGCTTTGATATTGTGATGCGCCAGCCAAGGGAAAGTAATCGGATATTTCCGTATAATCCGCGTTCAGTCACCGCGGGGTTTCAGCGTGTGCGCAATGCGCTAGGCATTACCGATTTACGTTATCACGATTTACACCGCTCGGGTGCTAGCCGACTGTTTGAGAAAGGCTACTCGATTGAGGAAGTGGCGCAGGTGACAGGCCACCGGAACTTAAACGTGCTGTGGACAGTGTACACGGAATTGTTTCCGCATAAGTTGCATGACAAGCAGCTTACGTAAAATAATAAGCATCTGTATAAAAAGGGCTAACAGAAAGAGGACGTTACTTTGCCCGTATAATACGCTCCAAGCACAAAAATGAAGATATAGAGACCTTAAATCTCAACTCTTTAAACATATAAAGCTCAGGATGAAATGTTATCGTCTTGCCTTCTCTTTTCTATTTCTTTCTCCACTCGTTGTTTCTGTATCTTAAACAAACTATTAGGCAAAGTGAAAGAGTAAGAAAAAGCTAAAAAAGACAAAAATAAAATCACTTGCTCGGAGAATTCCTTTAAACCACTTAAATAAGGTATAACATCATCACTAAAAGGTAATCTTTTGATTACTTCTAAAGCTTCTGGCACAGCAAGAAGCTTATAAGAAAATATAGCCAGCAAGGTAAGCAGGTAGACATAAAGCAAGCTCTTTGTGCTGCGAAGTTTCCGAAAAGTGTTTTTAGTTGAGTTTTCAGCAACTCGCCAAGAACCAGCGGGCAAAGAGCTGGGGTCTCCTACTAATGCTACGACACCAACTAAAAAGCCCGCTAATATAGAGTATATGTTAACTAAAACGTCTAGCGCCTTATCCGTCAATAAGGGTTGGAAAAGTACAGCGAAAACACCACTAAAGACAATCGTCAGAAGCAGGTATATCGTTTTTCTCATGTACTTTTTCCAACTAATCATTTCGCTAAAACTCCTTGATTTTCATAGTTAACTAGGCAAAGAACAAGCTCTGTCCACATAGATTCTCTATCTACTGATTTGCCATGAGGAACAACATTAACATTACTTTTTAAAATAGTATCTTCGTGCGTCAGTTTTTTATCACTTCTAGTTGTTATCGTATACCCACAAGCATCACTACTAGCTAGCAGTTTTGCTGTATCTGTCGCATGTTTTTGTCCGTCTTTAACATGTAGCCCCGATGCCCTACCATCATGAGATATAACAATGCGAGTATTCAATCCTTCCTTCTCTAGAATGTCCGCATCAGTATCATCATCTCTCAAATAGTCTAATCCACTTTTCATCCAATTTGTCAATTTATCAAGATGAGTGATATGAGAAGAATTGGTACGCTTTAGGCGCTCTATGCTAGAAATATAAGCATAAGCATTTATACTTATATTTTTAACCCCCTCACGTTGTATTGTTTTAATCGCATCCATATCTGCAATCTGTTGTGCATCCATTAAAGTAGACTCTCTTTTATAGCCTCCTTTATGCAGCAGCTTCTCCAAAAAGCGAATTGCCGCACCTGCTCTAAGTTTAGCCGCTGGACTTATCAATATATGGTCATCGTAAATGCAAAGAAAAGCTTCATCATCAAGGTACTCTTGATTGACGGGAGGGGCGTAGGTAGAAGATTGAATTTCCGTCCGAGATGTAGATGGCTTGTTAATTATACTGGCAGCAGCATCTTCTTCATATGCTCCAATAGATAGAACAATACAAGGCTTATCGCCTTTGCTTAATGGTGCTGTTTTTTTTGATAACTGCATTCCAACCAGTAAGCTATCTTCACCTATATTAAAAGTTCTAAGATCAGTGGTGTTTAGTTTACTCCACGACCGCTCAACCATACTCTCAAGCGTACCTTTCACTTTATTCCCTTGAGCGTCCATTGCAAACTCGCAGCGAAAATAGTACATCGTTCTTTTTTTTAAGTTTATTTTGTTTTTTAACCACGTTATTTCACCTATTTAACTCTATACTTTCAACTTGTGTAATAAAAACTATATCTCAGCAAGCAGCTTTTCTTTCTTTGCTTGAAACTCTTCATCAGTGAGAGCGCCTGCATCCTTTAGCTCTGCCAGCTTTTTGATTTGCTCTATCGCATCGGGCTGGTTTTGCTCTGGCTCGGCAGCAGGCTGCGACGGTGATGGAGCATCAGCGCGGCCACGCTCTATCGTATCAACCAGCGCTTGCGTTGCCTCTTTGCCATCCGTGCTTTTAAAAGACAAGTCGTCATGGCTAGCGTGCATAGTGATAGTGTGGAACCCGAAAGTGGATTTGCGTTCAATCGACGAAATCGACTTAAGCGGCATGGTCTCTATAATCTCACCCGTAAAGCCTTTGCGATAAAAAACAGCTCTCGACTCGGTAACAATTAACACACCATTGTGCTGCGTTTTGTCGCCGCGCCCCATCGCCTCGCCAATATAGCCTTTAGACCATGCTAGTACGGATTCGCCAGACTGTAAGTGATCGGATTTAAACTTAGTAACGTGCTTTGATTCTTTCATCAT